TGCTGCCGATGTTGGGTGCGGCGGATAACCAGTTCGTGAAGCTGAACGTGGAGTCGATGTTGCGTGGTTCGTTTGAGGAGCAGGCGCGGGTTATGTCTACGGCTGTTGGTGGCCCTTGGATGACTCGTAACGAGGCTCGTGCGTTGCATGATATGCCTCGCGCTGGTGACGAAGCTGATGAGTTAATTGTTCCGCTGAACGTGACTGAGGGCGGTCAGGCGTCACCGATGGATGGTGGCGAAGGCAGGCCGCCAGAGGAATTGGAGTCGTGATGTCCGAATACGAGAAAGGGGCAACTGTGCGAACGAAACATATCACAGTTGGGATCAAGGCCGATGCTGATGCGTCGGCTGAGGGTCGTTTCACCGGGTACGCCAGCGTATTCGGCAATAAAGACTCTTACGGTGACGTCGTCGTGAAGGGTGCGTTTGCTGAGTCGCTGAAGTCTTACGGCGAGAACGGCGCGGGTATCCCGTGTTATTGGTCTCACCAGATGTCTGACCCGATGATGAACATTGGTCAGACAGTTAAGGCAGTTGAGGATGACCACGGACTGTTTGTGGAAGTCAAGTTAGATCTTGATAACCCGAACGCTGCTTATACGCACAAGCTCATTAAAGAAGGCCGCGTCAATCAGATGTCGTTTGCTTTTGATGTTGAGGATTATGCGTTTGTGGAGTCCGAAGAACACGGCGAGTATCTTGAGCTTCGCAAAATGAAGATCCACGAAGTATCAGTGGTTCAGGTTGGTGCGAATCAGGCAACCGAGCTGCTGGACGTGAAAGATCGTCTGACCCGTTTGAAGGCTGGTCGTGCTCTGTCTACGAAGAATGAGGACCAGTTGCGGCAGGCTCAGTCGCTCATTGAGGACGTGTTGTCGTCGCTTGACCAGTCAGACGCGAAAAGCGATGACCCCCAAGTTTCCGATGTCGAATCGGATACGCCTGAGCAGCCAGATGTTGTTCAGGAACAGGCTAAGTCGGGCGGCCTACCGGACCTTGCCCTGGCCAATATCACATTGATCGCTCTGGAAGGAGCTTTGTAATGACTACATATATGGAACAGCGCGACGCCGCGTTGAAGGCTGCCCGTGACATTGCGGAAAAAGCCAAAGCAGAAAACCGTGAGCTGACGGTGGAGGAAGCTGAGCAGATTACTGCTAAAGGCGCTGAAATTGAAGACCTGAATGAAAAGATCAAAGCCGCGAAGTCTGCTGAAGACTTGCTTGCGTCGCTTGGTGCCCCGAAGTCGGTTGAGGAAGAAAAAGCCGACCAACAGTTTGGTGGCAAGTCTCTTGGCGAGTTCGCTGCGGCGAAGCTCAAAGGTGCGCTGACCAATATCAAGGCTCAGCGTTCTGGCACTACCGGGTCTACTGGACACGAATTCCCGCTCTCAGGAATAAAAGCCCCTGGTGATCCGCACACAGTGACCAGCACTGGCAATGGGCTGCTGCAACCACAGATTGACACGAACATTGTTCGCCAGCATGTGGAACGTCCAACCATTGCGAACTGGCTTGGCTCTGGTTCGATCACTGCGACTTCTCTCAAGTACTTTGTTGAGAAAGCGTTTGACCCAACCACTGGCGGCAACTTCAACTATGTTGCTGAAAACGCCAAGAAACCCGGTATCACTTTCCCTGATTATGACGAAGTCACTGAGTCGCTGAAGAAGGTGGCCGGTTGGATCAAGATCTCGGATGAGATGGCCGAAGACCTGCCATTCCTGGTATCAGAGATCAATAACCGTCTGCTCTACCAGCTGCTGATGTTTGAAGAAAACGAGCTGCTCAATGGTACTGGCACTGGTTCTTCGATTGAAGGGATCTTGAACCGTGAAGGCGTCCAAACCGAAGCATCTGGTGGTGTGGCCGATAACCTGGACGCGCTCTACCGTGCGCTCACCAAAGTGCAGTTAGCTACCGGGTTGACTGCTGATGGTGTGGTTATGCACCCACTGGATTACCAGGCACTGCGCTTGTCCAAGGACGGCAATGGCCAGTACTTGGCTGGTGGCCCGTTCACTGGCTCTTACGGTCAGGGCGGATACACGCTGCAACCGGCTGTGTGGGGTCAGACCCCGATCATCACTACCGCTATTCCGCAGGGGACTGCTTTGGTTGGTGCTGGTAAGCAGGCTGCCACAGTGTACCGCAAGGGCGGTATCCGTGTTGAAACCTCGAACATTGATGGCGAGGACTTCACCCACAACCGTTTCACCGTGCTGGCTGAAATGCGTGAACTGTTGGCTGTTCGCCAGCCGTCAGCTTTCGTTGAAGTTACCTTGGCGTCCGAGTAAAACGGCAAACCCCCTTTAGGAGGCAGCATTGGCTAGAAAACAATTTGTTGTTGTGCCGGACGGTGAGGTCAATTCATCGCAGTTCTTGGGCGAAGTCGTTCTAGTAGACGAATCTGGTGAACCGTGGTCGCCGGGTGGTGGGGAGTCTTTACCTGTCGCCTGGGGTGACGTCACTGGCAAGCCGTCCACGTTCACGCCTGCCACTCACGCTCACACTATCGCTGACGTTACTGGGCTTGAGGCCCGGTTAGCTGCGGCGGAAGCGAAGATCGAAGCGCTAGAAGGTGGTGTTGAGTGAAAGAGTATGTTGTCACTCTTGGTGGGGTTGACCTGACGGTAAAACTCACCGAAAAGACTGCGGAGCGTCTGGGCGCGAAACCCGTTGAGCAAAAGTCGTCTACTCAGCGGAAGGCCCGGAAACCGCAGAACAAGTCGAAAACACCAGAAGATAAATAGCAGGGCGGGGGCGACATGACAGAGTTTGGTCAGGCTGATCCTGTAGAGGCAGCGACACAAGCGATCCGAGATTATTGTGGCTGGCATGTCGCACCAGTTCAGCAGGACACGCTCATCCTGGACGGGACGGGGACGGACACGATCTTGTTGCCGTCCCGTCTGGTGGTGGACGTGGTAAGTGTGAAAGTGCGTGGCGAAGAGCTTGCTCAGTCAGCGTATGAGTGGTCCACGATAGGGGCGCTACGTCGTCTCGGCGGAGTGTGGCCGTCAGCGTATCGCAGTATTGAGGTCATACTGGAACACGGTTTTACTGACATGAGTGTCTTAGCTGATGTGGTGCAGTCGATAGCTGCTCGTGTGCGCATGGACCCTACTGGCGCTGTGTCGTCGCAGCGTGCTGGAACACAGCATGTTGGGTTTTTCAAGGGTCAGACTGGTGGCGGGTTGCTTGAGTCTGAGAAAGCCCGGTTGGACCCGTATCGATTGAATTGGGGGCCATGATGCAGGTTGGTCATGGTGAAACCGTCCAGCATGTTCGGTGGTCACATGATGAGCGGAATGCTCATAATCAGTTGAAACCTGTTTTTCATGATCCGGTCGAGATCACCAATGTTGGTGTTGATGTCCCGTCGCCAACTGAGCCACTGAATGGTCTTAGCGAACGACAGATCGTGGACGTAGTGGTTTTCTTACCGGCTGGTTCGACTGTAGGCCACAGAGATAAGTTCATTGTCCGAGGCGAAGAGTATGAGGTCGTCGGGGACGCTCCCGCGATCACGAACTTCTTCACTGGCACACCATTTTTGACTGAAACGAAACTGAAACGGGTGACCGGGTAATGGCTAAAGCAAAACTGAAATGGAAACGCGGGGCACTCAGGGAGCTGCGCAAGGAGCCGAAGATGACCGCGTTTCTTTTGAAGAAGGCTCGGCAGATTGCGGCGGATGCTGGTGGCGAGGATATGGGGTACATGGTGACTGACCTTGTGTTGGAAGATCCTCGTGCTGCGGTGTCGGTCATGGCGACCGGTCACGCGACTTACCATAACCGTAAATACCACTCACTGCTTAGGGCGTTGTCGCAGGCTAGGGAGCGGTGATGGCCCAATTCCTCCGTTTACAAGACCCAGTTGCTCGCACAAACGAGTACCTGGGTTTTTTTGTACCCAAAACCGCTGGCCCGTTCTTAGAAATCCCGCCCGGTTGGGATTGGAAGAGCTTACTGGTCACTGTGACTGATGTGGGCGGTGACGGTGAACGTGACGTCGTCCTGGATGATGCGCGACTCATGGTCGAGGTGTGGGACCCGGACTCAGTGACTGCCTCGGAGTGGTGCCGTGACTTGCACGGGCTGCTCAGGTGCTGGCGTGATCAAGACCCAACCAAGACCGTCACATTCTTACGTACCGTCCAGCGTCCAACATTCAAACCCGACGATGCCACGAGAACGCCGGGATATTTCACCATCGTGGATCTTAGTTTTCGCGCTGATCGGCGTGAAATTCAAACACATGTCTGACTCTTAGAAAGGGGATCAGAATAATGGCTACTGGTATTGATGCTATTCGTACTGGCGCGCCGGTCAATGCTACCGGTGGTGTCCAGTTCGCTGAAACTGGCACTACGCTACCAACTGACGCTACGACCGAACCGGATGCCGCTTTTAAGAAGGGCGGGTTCATTGGTGAGGACGGGGTGACTCGTTCTACTGATGCTTCGGATGAGAAGATCCGTGCGTGGGGTGGGGACACTGTGAAGGTGGTCCGCTCCGAGCACTCGATCACGTATTCATTCGAGTTCTTGGAGTCCACGAATGCGGATGTTCTGAAACTGATTCATGGTGACGAGCACGTGACTGTGGGTGATGGTTCTGTAACGGTCGAGCACACCGCAAAGATGCCACCACGTCAAGCATTCATCCTCGACATGCTGGATGGTGACACCCGTATTCGTGAGGTCATCCCTGACGGCCAGTTGACTACGTCTGGTGAAGTTCAGTTTGTTCACTCTGACGTGATCCGGTATGCGGTCGAGATTGAAGCGTTCCCGAATGACGAGCAGATCAAAGCGTACTCGTACGTGGAAGACAACTCGGGAAACTAACACCGCCACCAGAACCAGATCCAGAACCTGAACCTGGCGAGGGGGATGGTTCGGAATCTGGTGGCGACACTGATGGCACTGGCGATCCATTGGGTGAATAACTGACTGCCTGCCCGTCCTGGGCGTGACTCCACGGGGCGGGCAGGTTCGCCAACAACAACTATTGGGGTCACGTTTTTTTATTTAAGGAGTCACGATAATTATGGCAGCAACAGCACCGAAGAAACGTAAAGTCGCACGCAAACAGGCTAAACAGTACACGATTGTGTCGTTTGAGCTACCACAGTTTGAGGGTGCTTTTGAGCTACCCGACCTCAAACACCTACCTCTACGTGTCATGGACGCGCTGAATAAAGGCCAGATCGGGGTGCTCGTCGATTGGCTGCGCGAAGCAGAGATCGATGATGACTACCTCGAAGCCCTCCTAGACCTAGGACAAGACGAAGTCGAAGAGTTCATTGACCTATGGGGCAAAGGATCACTGATTGATGCCCCAAAATCCAAGGACTGATCGACCTACGTGAAGAGTTCCCAGCGGCATTCGACGCGACCCTTTTGGAGCGCGGATACCGCTGGGACTCCGTGGGTGATCAGCTGGACTGGTGGGACGTACACGCACTGTTTACAACCCTGCCATATGATGCGCCGATCAACCGGGCACGCGACCCGAAGAGCTGGTGGTGGGGTCACCCGATCAATGAGTTTATTGTCGGGATTTTTGAGTCCACACAGATGACAGCTGCGGTGGTTGAGAAACAACCGAAGCTACGGCGCTCTGATTTACCGAAGCCTATTCCCCGTCCGTGGGATACCAAAACTGATGAGAAGAAGCTAGGAACAACCGTATTGCAGCTCGATGATATGAAGGCTGCGATTGGTTGGTGATTTTCCTGGCGTGAACAGGGCCGCTCCATTTTTGTGTGGGGCGGCTTTTTTGATGCTAGGAGGCTTACCATATGGCGGTAGAACTCGCAAATGCTTACGTGACGTTGAGCGTGGAGACTTCTTCCATCTCGAAGTCCGTGGGCCGTATGTTCAACGGCGTGGAGGCGCAGGCGGGTAAGACTGGCCGGAATATGGGCCGGTCGATGGCTGAGTCTTTCGATAAGGCTAAACCGAATGTGGAGAAGCTCTCGGATGATGTAAAGCGTGCCCAGGATCGGGTGGTTGCTCATAAGGATTCGGGTAGCCGGAAGATGGAGGCCGCGAACCGGCGGGTTGAGATTGCTCAGGCTCGGCTCAATGAGGTTACCGAGAAGTACGGTGCGGACTCTTCTCAGGCTTTGCGTGCTCAGGATCAGTTGATCACTGCGCAGCAGAAGGCCGAAGCGGAGACCCTGAAATATAACGCTTCTTTGGAGAGCCTGGAATCCCAGCTCAAAGACGCGAAAACAGCACTGGATAATGCGGTTGCTGGTGCCGAAAAGTCATCAGGTGTTTGGGGCCGGGTCAGTGAGCGGCTGGTTGATGCTGGTAACAAGATGCGTGGCATCGGCGACCAGTTCAAAAGCGCTGGACGGCGGATTGGCGATGTCGGGTCGGAGCTGACGAAGAAGATCACTTTGCCGATTGGTGGGGCTGTTACGGCTGCTGCTGGGCTGACTGCTGCTCTGGGTTTCAAGCGTCTGGTGGGCATTGATACGGCGAGGGCGCAGATTCAGGGCCTCGGGTACGATGCCGATGCCGTTATGAAAGACGTGGACAAGGGTGTTACTGACACGGCTTTGTCGATGGCTGATGGTGCTGCTATTGCCCGGTCTGCTTTGGCGACTGGTGGTGTGGAGACAGGTAAAGAGCTTGAAGAACAGATCCGTCGTGTGGCTAACGTGTCAGCAGCGTATGGGGTTGAGTCTTCGCACGCAGGCTACTTGCTGAACAACGTTTTGACTAAGGGCAAGGTCACGTGGGGTGACTTGTCGCAGATGCAGCAGAACCAGATTCCTATTGTGTCGCAGTTGGCTGACCATTATGGGGTCACTGGTGAAGAGATCGAGAAGATGGCCCAAGAGGGCAAGATCTCGATTGAGGACCTGAATACTGTTCTGGATGAGAACGCGGGTGCTGCTGCTGAGGAGTATTCGAACTCTTGGGCTGGTATCACAGCGAATATCCGGTCGAATATCGGGAAGATTGGTGCTGCTGGGTTAGATAAGTTTTTCCAGACTTTGAAAAAGGAAGCTGGTGGGTTCCTCGAAATACTGCGTTCTGACCAGCTGAAGCAGGTTGCTGAGGATATTGGTGAGCGGCTTGCGGGCGCGTTTCAGCGGCTCATTGATGGTGTGAAAACTGTGGTGGGTTGGTTTGTCAACCTGTCGCCGTTCTGGCAGAAAATCATTGTTGGGGCTGCCGGTTTAGCTGTTGCTCTTGGCCCGATCCTGATT